CATACACAGAATACAGAGGGATTAAGCCACGGACACTACAGTTTTATGGTGTGAAGGATCTTACTAAGGATGGTAAGGTAGTAGGTCAAGGGTATCCCTACGTTGACGGAGTTAAGTACCGTGTGTTTCCCAAGGCATTTCGTACCACTCCAAGCTTCAAGGCAGATACCCTCTGCGGTTTAGATAAGTTCAGTGGTGGACCTGAGGTACTACTGACAGAGGGTGAGGTTGACATGCTCTCCGCCTTTCAGATGCTCAATGGACAGACACCATGTGTGTCGTTACCTTCTGCTACCCCTTCTCGGTTACTATGGGCTAACCAGAAGGTAATGGATACATTAGGTTCCTTCAGTAGAATCTACTGTTCCTTTGATTCGGATGGTAAGTCTGACCACATCATTGAGAAACTTATAAGCATCTTCCCTAACCAAGTGTACGCCTTGAATCATGGAAGGTACAAGGATGCTAACGAGTTTCTTGTAGCTAATGCTAAGGAATCATACGTATCTGCTAAGCGTAATGCTCGTAAAGTAATGCCCAAGTTCTTAGCAAATACAGCCGAGGACTTCCTAAGTATTATTCGTGAGGATACAAGTGATACTCCTATCCCTACCGGCCACTCTGAGTTGGATGCCCACCTTGAGGGATTGTTCAGAGGGCATATGTATGTACTCCAAGCGCCTGAGGGTACAGGTAAGACTGAGATCGTGAGGTCTATCGAAGCACATATCCTACAGCACCACCCTGAAGTTCCTATTGCAGTGATGCATCTCGAAGAGTCAGAGCAACGGTACCTCCTTGGCCTAGCATCATACATACTACAGACAGATGTAACTAGGAAGTCTATCATCCCCGCTGAAGTATGGCCTGAGGTTGAGAAGGTTATCACTGATATAGGGGAGGCTGGGAATCTATACCTATTCCAGATGAGTGAGAGTGAGGACCCTGCCTCTATCGTTGATCGTATAAGGTACATGGCAGCAGGTCTTGGAGTACAGTATGTATTCTTTGAACCGATACAAGACCTATCAGTGAACCGTGCCGATGGTGTTACAGAGGAACAGTTCCTTAGTTTCTTATCCACTAAGCTGGCACTCCTTGCCAAAGAACTTAAGATAGGTATCATTACAGTTGCACATGAGAACGACGACGGGAAGGTACGCTCTTCTCGTATGATTTCTAAGAAGGCTTCTGTAGTACTACGTGCAGTACGTGATAAGGATGGACCAGAAGAGGAGAAGAATATAGTCAAGCTTGTGCTAGAGAAGAACAGACCTACATCATACCGTGGTCCAGCAGGATCACTACGCTTCGACATCGAATCATTCACACTTAAGGAGATATAGTATGGAGCATATACCAGTCTTCCAAACGGCAGATAGTTTACCACGGCTAGCTACAACCGTAATTGTCGCGGGAGGATTAGCTCAAATACGTTACAACTATGGCCAGTACTCCTGGTTTACTAATGAAGAAGATCCTCGCTTTAGTGTTCAACTCGAATGGACTCCCATTTGGTGGGCTTACCTACCCTCGGAGAATTAGCATGCCTGAAAGGATATATAGATGAGGCAAAAGTATCTAGATAAACTCCTCACCATTCTTGTCTGGTCGGTCCCTCCTATTTTCTGGACAGTGGTTCTCTGGCTCGTGATAGGTATAGTGTACTAATGTTCTATGCTCAGATCGGTAGATTCGAAGAAGGCAAAGAAGAAGCTGTACTTAGGTACCAAGTATACAATGTATCAGAGGAAGGAATACGTGCTGAACTAGAGAAGGTACTACGTACAGGTGACTCTGTCTTTATCTGGGTCGGTAACTACTATGGTGGTGAGCAATTCGAAATGCTTGAGGAGATTGACAGATGGATAGTGAACTAGACTGGCACGAACGACGACATGAGCTTAAACCTGACATGGTTTTTATAACCTATAACGGTGACATTGTGAAATTGGATAGAAGCGTCCCTGGGGATGGTACCCAGTGGTATGTTGCGGATTGGTGCAATGACCGTTGGTACTATGAAGATGGAACAATAGAGCCAAGTGACTTACTTAGGCAAGTAGCCCTTCGTCCTCACGCTTAACTTAAGTACGTACAAAACGAAAGGTCCAACATGAGTCCAAAGAAGATAGTCCTTGACATAGAGACAGACTCACTAGACCCCAAGTGTGTGTGGTGTGTAGCTACAAAGAACCTCAACGAAAAGGAAGTAAAGGTATTCGTAAGACCAGACATCAACATAGGTGAGCTTGAAGGATTAGTTGAAGAGCTTGAGGATGTTGACGAAGTCATCATGCATAACGGACTTGACTTTGATTGGCATGTACTAAAGAACCTACTGAACATCCATGTACCAATAGAGAAAGTCTTTGATACTCTTGTAGCTGGTAAGCTTATCAACTACCTCACTGTCCGTAACCACTCCCTTAAGACTATCGCTCAGTTCTTTGGTGACACTAAGCCATACATCGAAGACTTCTCTGGCGGGTACACTGAGGCCATGCGTGAGCGTGTGGTTGCTGACGTTATAGTAACAGAGAAATGGTACCGTCACACAGTGAGGACTATGTTCATGCGTGGAGGGCCGGACGTGTGGCAAGAACCGTTGCGCCTTGAGCATGACGTACAGATAATCATGCGTCAGTTCCATGAGGATGGGTACTTCTTTGATGTGCCACGTGCCACTGAGCTACAGAAGGTAATCAACCAAAGGCTTTACACACTAGAGAATGAGTTCCAAGAGCTATGGCCTCCCTCGCTTGAGGTTGTAGACATCAAAGAGTATCGTGTGAAGGCTGATGGCGAAGAGTATGAGTACATTCAGAAGGCGCGACAAAAGTATACACAGATAGAGGTTGACAACGACAAGGTTTTGTGCTATGACTACGTCTCCTTTGCCCCAGGGTCTCCTAAGGATAGAGTAGATAAGCTATGGGATGCAGGGTGGAAACCTTACATTAAGACTAAAGGCTACAAGAAGTGGGAGAGAATACCACGTATGGATAAGCTTAAGCCTGACATAGCTGTTAAGGGTAAACTCTACGCTAGGTATGGGTGGGTTGTTAACGAAGAGAACTTAAGCACTCTCCCTAAGGATGCCCCTGAAGGCGCTAGGAAGCTCTCTGAGTACCTAACTCTTAAGGGCAGGGCTGACGACCTTACTGAATGGCTTGCCGCTGTACGCCCCTCTGACAGCCGTATCCATGGGTCATTCATAGGCATTGGTTCATGGACACAACGTGCAGCACATAAGAATCCTAACCAAGCTAACATCTTTGCTCCCTTCCATGGTGAGGCTGACACTCCAGTTAAGCTAGTGAAGCAAGAGTTTGATTGGAACCTTAGGTCATTGTGGTGTGTACCTCCTGGTAAGGTACAGCTAGGCTGCGATGCAGAGGGTATCCAACTACGGTTGTTAGCACACTTCATGAAGTCTGACATGTATCGACAAGCTATCCTTGCTGGTAACAAGGATGAAGGTACAGACATTCACTCACTGAACAGAGATGCTCTTGGTATCGCAGGATTAACGAGGGATGTAGCTAAGACTTTCATCTACGCATGGCTACTGAATGCTGGGGTGGGACAAATTGCCTTCATCCTTGGTGTGTCTGTAGCTGAAGCTAAGGTAGCTATGGACTCCTTCTTTCATAGTATCCCAGACCTAGATGTCTTTAAGAACAAGACGCTACCTAGCATCTACAACCAAGGGTACTTCGAAGGTATCGACGGTAGACGTATCAAAGTACCATCACTCCACCTACTCTTAGCTGGTATGCTACAGAATGGAGAGAGTACCCTCATGAAAAAAGCCTTGACATTATGGAGAAAGTATGCTATACACCTAGACTATAAGCTACTCACATGGCCTCATGACGAGTGGCAAACGGAACTCAACAACGAAAAGGATGCTAATGAGTTAGGCTCCATCCAAGTACGATCAATCGAAGAAGCTGGTACCTACTACAATCTCTTCTGCCCTATGACAGGCGAGTACAAGATTGGTACCAACTGGTATGAAACACACTAACACACCTAAGAAAGAATCAAATGGCTAAAGCACAATCACGAGTTATCTCCTTCCGTTGCAAAGTAAAGTACCCTCAGGTCTTTGAGGACAACCGTGACATGGGAGATGGAGAGTCAGAGGTAGGACAGAAGGTCGCCTCTATGGGTGGCGCATACAAGATCATGTGTTATCCTGATGACCTCAATGACTTCGCAGAGAAATGTACCAGTGGTACCCCTGCTGTTAACATGACTCCGATGGGAAACCAATTCATCAAGAACAACGATGAGGGTGAATATGTCACATTGCGTCGTTGGCATAACCCACCTACATCTAAAGATGGTGAGGTATACGAGACCCTAGGTGGTGCTCCAAGGGTTGTTGATGCTGATGGAAATCCATGGGACACCAACATCCTCATCGGCAATGGCTCCGAGTGTGAGGTAGCCTTCGATGTATGGGGTAAAGGTTGGACCAAGCTCCGTGCTGTTAAGGTTATCGAGTTGGTTGAGTATGAAGGCGGTGAGAAAGATCCCTCTCTTGATTGGGTATTCGCATGATGAAACAAGTTCCTCCTCTGACGCTGTATGTCGTCGAAGTTTACGCTGAAACAGTAAGGGTACAACGATGGGCAGCGCACGCTAAAGTATTTGATAGCCTTTGCAAAGCTTACAAATGGATGAGTAATTGGGAACCTTGTGGAGTCTACAAGTATACCTTCAAGATCTATACAGCTACTGAAGTGCAATGGTCTATCGAAACTAAAGAAACTCTGGTAATCAAGGAATAAGAAATGCTAACGATTGATGAAGTGTATGATATCATCGAGGGAGCTAACGATGATTGGGTTCTTTATGATGCTAACGAAGACTTCGAAGTGTACGCTAAGGAAGATGGGCGTAGGTACTTAGCCGTACATCTCAGTGATGATGGAGAATTTGGTGAGGATATCGGAGAGGTAACCCACTGGTGCTACGTTACGCCTCGGTCTGTCACCACTATCGACTGGGTACCAGTGAGTACGTATGGTCGTGCTGATGACTAAGCACCTCCTCATTGATGGCGATCCTCTGGTGTACCGTAGCTGTCTCACTAGAGAAGCTGTATCTCCAGACGAAAGCCTAGAGTACTTCAACAGTATCCTTGACTACATCTTATGGGATGCACTACCTTTCCCTGCTGTAGATGACTACACGTTGTTCCTCAGTGGTAAGGGTAACTTCCGTAAGGATATGTACGAGGACTACAAAGCAAATCGTGTTCAACCTAAGCCTTCATCCTTTGGTACTGTGATGGAGTTAGTCATTAAGCTTTACGAACCAGAAGTATGTAACGGTTACGAGGCTGATGATGGTATCTGCATGGCTGCGTATGAGCGTGGCCTAAAGAATGTTATCATTGTAAGCTCAGACAAAGACTTCAAACAGATACCCACTGAGCTTTACAACACATACAACTGGACACGTGAGGTTGTCCCTAAGCATGTGGCTACAAGAAACTTCTGGACTCAAGTCCTTACTGGTGATGCTGTAGATAACATCAAAGGGTGTCGTGGTATAGGCTTTGCTAAGGCTAAGAAGATCCTTAGTGGATGCCGCAAGGATGCAGACTACCGTAACGCTACACTAGAAGCCTTTATGAAAGCAAGTCCAGAGACATACCTCGAAGACTTTAACAAAGCATACACCCTTATCCGTTTACTTAGGAACAAGAAGGAGTTACCAAAGAGTGACTCGTAAAGACTACCAACTCATCGCTGATGTCCTGTTTGATTACAAGGCAGATGAAAAACTCATTCAACTCTTTGCTAAAAGGTTAGAGGATCGCTACAGTAACTTCAAGAAGAGTGTATTCTTAGAAGCATGTGATCCCTTCCTTAGCAACTGCGTATCAACCTTTGTACAAATGCAAGATGAGCATAAGTGAAGACTAGCAGCGCCAAAGCTAAGGGTCGCTCCTTCCAACAGAAGATAGCAGGTGCCTTCCGTAAAGCCTTTAACCTAGAGCCTGATGATATACATTCAAGGGCCATGGGTTCCAATGGTGAAGACCTCATGCTATCTCCTGTAGCTAGGAAGGTGCTACCCTTTTCCTTTGAGTGCAAGAAGCATAAGACCTTCGGAGTTTACACTCATTGGGAGCAAGCCAAAGCAAACGCAGGTAAGTACGATCCTGTCCTTGTGATAGAAGCAAACTACAAAGAGCCTTTGGTAATCATAGGGCTTGATACTTTCATTAAGATACTAAAGGAAACCAAGTGAACAAACTACAGATGGTAACCGTTGTTAGAGAGAGATCAATCACTGTTACAGAAGTCTACTACCTTCATGTTGATAATGAGCAAGAAGCGCTTATGGTAGCTCTTGACCCTGATATCTTACCCGACCCAGCTTTGTCCACTGAAGAGGCTAACAATAAGACAAGCATTGTCAGTATGATCCCTGTGGCTAAGACGTATAGGTAAGGAGAGTAAAACTATGGAACACACTACTGACTTTGCAGGACAAACAGTCCGAATAGGAGACTACATTTATTTTGCCAAAACAGGAGACCATCCTGATCGCTGCATCCTTCGTGTAGAAAAAATTACAGACTGCGGAACGGTTCAAGGGCGTACTGTAAAGAGGCTAACACACTTTGGTTCTAATCTAGAGGTATGGGCAGGTCGTAACTTTGTGAAGGTTCCTTTCAATGAGTAAAACAGTAGTCGTTATGTCGTGCGCTCACTGTCAACCAGGGGTGAGTAACGAAAGGTTTACTTGGTTAAGTAAGTTCCTCTACGACCTAAAGCCAGACGAGTTCATCAACCTTGGAGACTTCTCTGAGATGGAGTCTTTGAGTTCCTTCGACACCAGATACCCTGGCTCTGTAGTTAGGCGTAGCTACGAGGCTGATATCAATGTTACTAACGACGCCCATGAAAGGATGTGGAATGAGTTTCGTAAGAACAAGCGTGGTTTACCCTATCGTGTCTTTCTGGAGGGAAACCATGAGCATCGCATTGGAACTGCCCTCTCCAAAGACCCCTCCATGGCAGGTGACAACTATGGGATCTCCATGTCTCACTTGTCTATTCTTTCTCATTACAATGAGTTTCATCCCTATCATAATGGCGCTCCTGCTATTGCTCCTAGGGATGGCGTTCTTTACTCTCATTTTCTTTCTAGTGGAGCTTATGGCAGGAGCATCGATGGGGTTAGCCATGGCCTTAAGATGGTTGAAAAGACTGCGTCGTCTGTAACAGTAGGCCATACCCATAAGTTTAACTACTACGTTAAACCAGACACTTGGCCTTATCCCTGCCATGGTCTATCTGTTGGGTGCTTCCTAGGTTCTGAGCAAGGGTGGGCAGGGCAGGCTAATGACGAATGGTCTAAAGGTATCGTAGTCAAAAGAAACCTAGAGCACGGCAACTATGACCTACAGTGGGTCTCGCTTAGCTCATTAGAGAAGGAGTATAGCAAATGATGCTATTCAAGAATGCCAAAGACTCGGCAAACAACACTATCTGCCACACTGTCCGATCAAACTGTGATGACCCTACTGTGGTTGTCCAAGGAACTCCAGGAAATATAGGACCACCTGAAGTACCTCAGGTACCTCTTCCTCTTGGAGGAGTACTACTTGGCGCTGCTATCGTTGGGACTATTCTAGTTAAGAGGTTAAGAAAATCGTAATGAGTCTACGAACAATGCTAGGTATCCTACTAGGACAGGTAATAGCTATATCCATCTGTACTCTCTTGGGTCTAGCCATCCTCTTTTGGTGACTCTTCAGTCACTCTTCTTATTGATGTACTAAAGGAAACAATCAATGAAACTCTCTAAAGTATTTATCGTAACTGGTCTTCTAGTCACACTTGCTGGCTGTTCCGCCCTAACTAGAGCTATTAACCTAAGTTCTCCATACGTAGGTAAAGCCTATGCTGAGCAGTATGCAGCCTACTGTGCTATCGCTGACAAAGGAACTCGCCTTAAGTTGCGTGACGAAATGCAGAAAGCCCTTGACGATATTGGCTCTGGTCTTGTAGCTCCAAAGTTTGATTGTAACAACAACGGTATCGCTGATATCGATGAATAGTCTCGTAGAATAACCCGAGAAGCTATGTAGCTCAAGCGTCATAAGACTTGCCCAAGGTGTGAGTGAAAGTGCTACAACCAATTGTACCACCTAGACACCTAGCAGCCAACTGCTGTTAAGGTCGCAAAGCTAGGGCTGACATAGGGAAGACCTAGTCCCTGTTACCAAATTGCAAGGAAGCTAATGAGTTACAAATCAAACCTAAACCCGATGTTTAGATCACAGTTCAGTGAGACTATCTTCAACAATAAGTACCGACATGAAGGTGCAGAGACATGGGCTCAGCTAGCAAAGACTCTAGTCGATGACGTATGCTCACAGTACATGACTACAGGAGATTGCTCTCAGCTTACCAAGTTCATTGTGGATATGAAGTTTATCCCTGGTGGGAGGTACCTCTATTACGCAGGACGTCCTAACAAGTACTTCAACAACTGTTATCTGCTAAAGGCAGAAGAGGACTCACGTGAGGATTGGGCTAACCTAAGTTGGAAGTCTGAGTCCTGTCTTATGACTGGTGGTGGCATTGGTGCTGACTACTCAGTGTATCGTGGTGAAGGTACCCCTATCTCCAAGACTGGAGGTACTGCTAGTGGTCCTATCCCTAAGATGCAGATGATTAACGACATTGGCCGGAGGGTTATGCAAGGTGGCTCACGTCGTTCAGCTATCTA